TCAAATCCGGTATGGAGCGCGTAGGGCGCAGACAATAGGCCGTGACTGGCCGAAGATATGACCCTTGGGTGAAACCGGCGCAAGCCTGCCCAGCTAGTCACTGGGAAAGTGCGCAGCGAGTAGCCCTAAAACTTTGACGCGTAGCTCAATTGGTAGAGCTTCCGGTTGTTACCCGGACGGTTGCTGGTTCGAATCCAGCCGTGTCAGCGCGAGCGGGAGTCAGGTGGTGAAATTCCCCGTATCGAAACCCTGACACATTTCGCGTTCGTACAACGGCAGTACGCAGGGTTCTGGCCCCTGAAATTGTGGTTCGAATCCATGACGCGAAGCTCAACCGCTGATGGTGGAATGGTAGACACGGCAGGCTTAGAACCTGCTGCCTTCGGGCATGGGGGTTCGAGTCCCTCTCAGCGGACGGCGATGCCTGCGGAAACCCTTACTCCGCCTGGGTGGCTTCGGTCACGCTCGTAGTAGGCGAGCCTCGCGCTTGTGGGTGTGGTCCAGTTTGGCTAGGGCGCCTGGTTTGGGGCCAGGAAATCGCAGGTTCGAATCCTGTCACCCGCACCACATACGGAAATCCGTAGGAGACACGTTGAAGACTCAGTACCCGTCCCCTGGTGACTTCGGTCTGACCCGCATCGCTGGGACCACGGGCAAGCTTGTGAGCCTGGGTCAGCGCGTGGTGGGAAGCGGGAGTTTCTACACTCACGCCTTCGTGTACCTGGGCAACGGCGAGATCATCGAAGCTGAGCCAGGTGGCGCCCGTAAGGCTCTGCTGTCCCACGCTTTGCAGGGTCGCAAGACTGCTGCTTACTCGGACTTCGACCTGAGCGACGAGCAGCGCAAGAGCATCGTCTCTACCGCTGAAAGCCTGCTCGGGACGCCGTATTCCTTCCTTGACTATCTGGCCATCGGCGAAGCTCGTCTGTTGCACAGCAAGTCCCTAGAGCGCTACGTCAGCGACACAGGGCACATGATCTGCTCGCAGCTTGTTGACGAGTGTTACCGGCGCGCTGGCATTGAGCTTTTCCCAGGCCGTATCGCTGGTGACGTCGCCCCTGGTGACCTTGCCAAGCTGATTGGAGCCTAAATGGCTGTCTGTGATGCGTGTGGCGCTCCTGCTGTCCTTCAGTGGAAGCGTCGCCCTACCGCTGACGAACTAGCCACCATCGACGCTAACGAGCAGGCATGGCGCACGGCGCATACGCCTGATCCGGTAAACCCTCCGAATTTCGGACCTATGCCGGACGCGACTAATACCACGGTCCCTGTGTATTCCTGTGGACCACATTCCATAAGCAATGACCTAGCAGCAGAGGTACACCAGAGCGCTTGTTCTGGACCACGTAGCCCAGCGCTGCCAGCCTGTGACTGCACACCAGAGGGACCACCACCACAGACACCCTTGGTGCAGCACTGATGGCTAGGCGCCCTTGCCTGCGCTGTATGCGTCTGACTAGCAATCCATCCCGCTGTGACACATGTGCTGCTGAGTACCAAGCACAGCGGGACAGGCAGCGTGGCAGTGCATCACAGCGTGGGTACACCAGTAAGTACAGAGCAGTAGCTAGAGCAGTGCTAGCAGAGCACAAGGCCAGCCATGGTGAGTACTGCCCAGGGTGGGGAGTTCCAGCGCACGGCGCGAAGGATCTCACTGTTGATCACATCACTCCCCTAGCTCGTGGTGGCACTCACGACAGGAGCAACCTTCGTGTTCTCTGCCGAGCCTGCAACTCTCGCAAGCGTGACGCTCAGTAGTACCTAACTGGCTCAGCCTGCCTCGCTGTGACTGCATGGCCATGCATAGCCAGTGGCTCAATCTTGCATATGTATGCGAGACCGGGGGGCGGGTTGATCTCTGGGCGCACGCCTCCCAGGGACCCGGCCCCCATGGCCTGAAACACCGCTGCGAAATTCTGACCCCGGGGGTTTCGGCCCAAAACCGCTCCGATCCTGCATTTTTATGCATAAAACTCGTCCGGCAGGGAGGGAAAGTGCCGAATGTTGGCCGCCCGCCCGTGCCCACGGAGCGTAAGCGGAAACTGGGAAATCCTGGCGCCCGCCCGTTGCCTGATCCGGCGACTGTCCATGACGCTGTGCCGCTCGTCGGGTACGTGCCTGACCATCTCGGCCCCATCGGCGCTGAGCTGTACTCACGCATTGTTACTGGCGCTGCCTGGCTCGCTGACACGGACCGACCGACCCTTGAACTTCTCTGCGAGAAGATCGATAGACGCGAGCAGATGAAATCCCAGCTTGCGCAATCGGAACTCGTGCTCTTCACGGATAAGGCGTACGCCTATCCGAACCCTCTGGTTGGCATGCTGTCGACCATTGAGACGGAAATTGCCAAGCTCTTCAGCGCGCTGGGCCTGACACCCACTGACCGGACTCGCATGGGTCTGGCTGAGGTGAAGGCACGCAACGCCTTTGAAGACTTCCTAGCCAAGAAGGCTGGCACGTAACCACATACGGAAATCCGGAGGTGCCCAGGTGGGCTCAACGCCCTATCTGCTGACTCCGGTTACTCCCGCTGACGTTCAGCGCGGGGACGGCGCAGACTTCGTGAGCTTCTCTGAGGCGTTCCTACGGGTCACCAAAGACTCTGTGGGTGGCTCTAGCGGCTCGCTCTTGGAGTTCCGCCCCTGGCAGCGTGAGCTATTCGGGCGCCTGCTCGCTCGACGCCCTGACGGACGGTACAAGCATCGTCAGGCACTGGTGGGCATGCCACGTAAGAACGGCAAGAGCGCCGTTGGTGCTGCGCTGGCCATCTTCGGACTTGTGTCCGGTCCACGTGGTGGTGAGGTTTACTCCATCGCCGCTGACAAGGAACAGGCTCGCATTGTCTTTGGCACTGCCAAGAAGATGATTGAGCTAGAACCCAGCATGGCGAACAGCTTCAACGTCTACAGGGACGCAATCGAGCTTCCCGCTACCGGCAGCGTTTACCGGGTCCTCTCCGCTGAGGCATTTACGAAAGAGGGTCTGAACCCTCACCTGACGATTGCCGATGAAGTCCATGCACAGCCGACCCGTGAACTCTGGGACGTCATGTCGCTGGCTTCCGGCGCTCGTGTTGAGCCCATGATGGTGGGCATCACAACCGCTGGCGTGAAATCGGATTCCAGTGGTGGCGACAGCCTGTGTTACGGGATGTATCAGTACGGCGAGAAGATCGTCAGGGGCGAAGTCGATGACCCCGCTTTTTACTTCGAGTGGTGGGGCGCTCCTGAGGGCGCTGACCATCGTGACCCCGAAGTGTGGGCGCAGGCGAACCCTGGCCTAGGTGACATCGTCTCGGTTGAAGACTTCCATTCCAGCGTGCTGCGTACCCCTGAGGCTGAGTTTCGTACGAAGCGCATGAACCAGTGGGTTGCAACCGCTCAGGCATGGCTTCCCGCTGGTGCCTGGGACGAGTGCGCTGGCGACGCTACGCAGATCGAGCCAGGTACCGAAGTGGTCCTAGGGTTCGATGGGTCGTTCAACAACGACAGCACCGCGCTTGTGGTGGTCACCTGTCCCCAGGACGAAGACGAGAAGCCACACATTGACGTGGTCGCAGCGTGGGAGAAGCCTACGGACGCAGGCCAAGACTGGTCCGTCCCGATCTTCGACGTTGAAGACGAGATCAGGAAAGCCTGTCGACGCTGGCAAGTCCGTGAAATCGTTTGTGACCCTTTCCGCTGGGCTCGCACCTACCAAATTCTTGAATCTGAGGGACTCCCCATCGTTGAGTTCCCGCAGAGTCCCGCCCGAATGGTCCCCGCAACTCAGCGGTACTACGAAGCGGTCCTAAACAAGACGCTGACGCATTCCGGCGACCCGCGCCTAGCGCGCCATCTCTCAAATTGCATCCTGCGCACGGATTCGCGCGGCTCTCGCCTGAGCAAGGACGCCAAGGGGTCGCCCAGAAAGATCGACCTTGCAGTCAGCGCAGTAATGGCGCTGGAACGTGCCTGCCAAGAGGCGGAGGTAATCCCAGAACCCCAATTCTTCAGTTGGGCGGACCTATAAGGACGGACGTATGAAGATATCTCGGCGCCTGCTAGGCGAGATTGCCGATTGTGTGGGTGTCGGGTGCCTGGTTGGCGCCGGTTGGACCTTCAACACGATCCTTGGTCTTGCGCTGGCTGGCATTGGACTCATCGTCCTTAGCGCTGTGGTGGTGGACAAGTAATGTCCCTACTCAAGCGCGCTGCCAACACGACGAAGCGCTTCTATGCGCCCTCTGGTGCTGGCGACCCATGGACCATCCCGAGCAACGGAAGCCTTGCGGCGTACACAGCGTCAGGCGTCCCTGTAACCGACGACACGGCAATGCAGATGCTTGCGGTTGCTGCGTGCGTCCGCCTGCTCTCAGACGCCGTTTCTGGGCTTCCCTTCGACGCTGTGAAGGCCGATGGGGAGTTGCGGAAGACCATCGAGCCTCCGCCTGCGATCATCGCTGACCCTTTCGGAGGTAGCTCGACCCCAGGGCTTCCCACCAGGCGTCAGGGCTTCGTTCAGATGATGGTGTCCTTGCTCCTGCGAGGAAACGCCTACTGTCTGGTCCTGTCGCGAGACAGCTACAACCGCCCCACTCGCCTGATGGTCATTCACCCTGACCGTATCCGCTGTCAGTTCGACCCCACTGGGCGCAGGGTCTACGAGATTGACCGTAAGCCTGTGGCGTCTGAAGACGTCGTTCACATCATGGGCATGGGCTACCCCGAATCGCCTACCGGCCTGAGCGTCATCAGCTATGCACGACAGGCCATCGGTCTGGGTCTGGCTGCTGAGGAATTCGGCGCCCGCTTCTTCGGCGAAGGCGCCCACATGACAGGCGTTGTCGAGATTGACGCTGACCTAGACATCGACCGAGCGCGACGGATTAAGGAGAATTTCTCTGCCTCGCACTCTGGGCTGAAGAACTCCCATACGGTCGGTGTGCTCAGCGGCGGGGCGAAGTGGAAGCCCATTTCTATCTCGCCTGATGACGCGCAATTCCTAGGCACCAGGGCCGCTCAGAATCTCGACGTGGCCATGTTGTTCGGTATCCCGCCTCACATGCTCGGACAGGTGGACAAAACCACGTCATGGGGCACTGGCATTGAGCAGCAGGGACTAGGGTTCCTGGCTTACACGCTGTCTTCCTGGCTAGGCCGGTTTGAAGACGCCTGGTCCAGCATGCTCCCGCGCCCTCAGTCTGCCCGCTTCAATGCTGACGCCTTGCTTCGCACCGATACAGCGGGACGGTACGCGGTTTACTCCGCTGCTCGCTCCGCAGGCATCCTGACTCAGAACGAGATCAGGGCACTTGAGAACTTCGGCCCTGTGGACGGTGGCGACGACATTTCTGCGCCGCTGAACAGCAACGTGAAGCCCATGAAGGACACGGAAGCTTCCCCATCGGCGCCGAAGGCTGACGCATTGGGAGCCGTTCTGTAATGACCAACTTTTCCAGCCGTGACCAGCGGCGAAACGTACGTGAGGATCGCAGGCGCCCCTTTGAGGGCATGGAGCTACGCGAAGTCGACAACGGCTCTGGTGGTTCCGCGCTGCGGTTCACTGGCTATGCGTCCGTGACCGAGACTCCGTATGAGATGCAGGACTTTCTAGGTGACTACACCGAAGTTGTCCGGCATGGAGCCTTCGGGAAGACGCTGGCTGATGGCGCTGACGTCCCGTTCAAACTCAACCATGACGGGATGACACTCGCTAGGACGAAGTCCGGGACCATGCGTCTCGCTGAGGACTCGACCGGCCTGCATGTCGAAGCGGACCTAGACCCAGGCAACGGCCAAGTTCGGGATATCCGCAGCGCCATGGAGCGCGGGGACCTTGATGAAATGTCCTTCGCTTTCCGCGTGACTCAGCAGGAGTGGTCACCCGATTGGACTCAGCGTGACATCACTGAAGTGAACATGAACAAGGGTGATGTCTCGATCGTCAACTATGGCGCCAACCCTCACACCAGCGGACTCACGTCCCTACGAAGCGCGCTGACCGATGGGGCGCTGTCCCGCGATCAGCTAGAAGCCCTGTTGCGCTCGATTCCCGAGCTTGCCGACATGGTTTCCAACCGGCCCCAGGCTGAGCCTGCACCGGTACCCCGCAGCGAGGATCTTTCGCTGTATGAAGCGCGGTTGCGCGCTCTGCACCTCTAAGGGGCCACCTACGGATTTCCGTACGTGAGCAACCCGCCAATTCACCTCCCCAGAAAGGTCCTTCAAGTGGACAAGCGTTCCATGATTTCTGACCTAGTCACCAAGCGTTCCGCGAAGCGCACCGAGCTTGACGGCATCCTCGCTGAGGCTCGCACCGCTGAGGGTGGCATGACCGACGAGCAGCGCAGCGCGTTCGATGCTGGTGAGGCTGAGATTCGTTCGCTGGACGAGCGGGTCAATGAGCTTGACGCCCAGGTGCGCGCTGATGACGCTGCGGCTGAGATGGCCAAGCGCTACGCGCCGAAGGCGTCCGGTGTGCAGGTCACCTCTGAGCCTGAGATTTACCGGTCTGGCCTGGGTGGTCAGTCCTACTTCCGTGACATGTGGAACGCGCGCCAGAACGGCGACCGTGACGCCATGGACCGACTACAGCGGAACAACAAGGGCCGTGCGGCGGAGCAGCGTTCGCTTTCCACGGTCAACGGCGCTGGTGGCGAGTTCGTCCCGCCTGTCTGGCTAGAGCAGCAGTTCGTGAAGCTTGCTCGTCCGGGCCGTATCACTGGCAACCTGGTTCCGACCCAGGCTCTACCGGCCGGTACTGACTCGCTGAGCATCCCGAAGGTTGCGACCGGTACGGCCGTTGCCGTTCAGGGCACCCAGAACACTGCGATTCAGCAGACTGACCTGACCACGACTTCGATTTCGTCCAGCGTGACGACCGTTGCGGGTGGCCAGACCGTTTCCCTTCAGCTGATCGAGCAGTCCCCGCTGAACGTCGATGACATCATCCTTGGCGACCTTGCGGCCGCTTATGCGCAGCAGTACAACTCCCTGATCCTGAGCGGTTCGGGCACCGGTGGTAACCCGACCGGCCTGCTTACCCTCTCGGGTACCAACGCTGTGGCCATCACTGCCACCACGGTTGCGGGTCTGTACTCGGCCATCGCGAATGCGGTTCAGCAGATTCACACGAACCGCTTCCTTCCGCCGGACACGATCATCATGCACCCGCGCCGTTGGGCTGCTCTGCTCGCTGCGTCCGACTCGACCGGTCGCCCGCTGGTGGTCCCGAACGCCAATGCGCCGATGAACGCGCTTGGCACTGACGCTGGCGTTGTCTCTCAGGGCTACGTGGGCACCATTCAGGGTCTGCCTGTCTACGTCGACGCGCTGATCCCGACCAACCAGGGCGCTGCGACCAACCAGGACACTGTGATCGTGGGTCGCTTCTCGGACCTGATCGCCTGGGAGGGCAACGTCAAGGCTGAGGCGTTCGCCCAGACCTACGCCAACCAGCTAAGCGTGTTCGTGCGGCTGTACAACTACATGTCGTTCCAGCCTGCCCGCTTCCCGAAGTCGCTGGCTGTCATCTCTGGTGCTGGCCTGGTTCCGCCTTCGTTCTAAGTGAGCCTGTGACGGGTGGGATCACCTACGGAATTCCGTACGTGGTCCCGCCCGTTACTCCTGCCCACCCATAGCGACGAGAGGAACTCATGAACCCCATCAACTACGCCGTTGGGCTTGTCGATGAAATCGGCTTCGCCCAGGCGACGAAGGACAAGGCTCGCGAGGCTGCTGCCCGCACTGAACTTCAGTGGGCCCTTGACGAGATGAACAAGGTTGACGCTGACAAGCTCAGCGAGCACACGCGCCACCTACTAGCAGACGCCAAGCAGGCTGCAACTGACGCGCTGGCCAACAAGCCCAAGCGTGCGGCGAAGGCTGCTGACGCTCCTGCCGAAGGCTAGGTAACCCATGCCGCTGATCTACTTCCTTGGTCAGGACGTCGCGCTTACGGCGAACCCACTGGACGACAGCGGTAACCCTGTCAGTGGCGCTGTGAGCGTCTCTCTGGCCGTTACGGACCCTTCCGGGTCTCCCAGTACCCCAGCGGTCTCAGGGCCCGTCAGCGGGGCGTACACAGCCGTTGTCGCCAGTGTTTCGAAGCCTGGTGTCTGGCTGGCTCGCTGGACTGCTACGGGTACCGGGGTCAACTGGACATCTGAGACTCAGTTTCAGGTCCGTCCCGCTGGCGTCGAACAGCTCGTAGACCTGTCGAGCGTCAAGGCTCACCTGAACATCCCAGCGAACGACAACCGGCAGGATGACGAGCTTCAAGGCTTCATCCTCGCTGCGGGTGAGATGGCCCGTAATCACTGCGGGCCCTTCATCCCAGAGACTCACACTGAGTTCTTCGATGGCGGGACGTCGAGCATCATGCCTGCCTTCACGCCGGTTGCCAGCGTGCTCAGCGTGACCGAGTACTACGGCCTGAGCGCATTCCCGCTGACCGAGCAGCCACTAGGCGGACAGACTGACGCCTTCGCGTACACCGTGGACTACAACACGGGGGCGCTCACCAGGCGGACGCTGGGCGGGGACGCTGCTGCCTTCGCCTTCGGCACGAAGAACATCAAGGTTGTGTACTCCGCTGGGCGCGCTGGCGCCGTTCCCTGGTCCGTCCGCCTGGGTGTGCTGGAACTGATCCGGCACCTATGGCAGATGACGCAGCAGGGTGGCGGTAGGCCGAAGTTCAACGCGGGCGCCTATGACGGAGGTGAAGCGGTGGTTCCTACTGGCTTCGCCATTCCTTCGCGCGTGCTGGAACTCTGGCAGGCGTACTACAGAGGACCAGGTATCGCCTAGTGATTCCCAACTCAACCGCCCCAGCGGTCCGACAGTGGCTCTTCGACCAATGTTCCGCCGGAATCGCCCCTGACCCCAACAACGTCCGTGCCTCGCTGCTCGTCTGTTTCGATCAGCCTGGGCCGAATGAGCCTGATGACATCGTGGCCATTGGCCGTGTCCGTCGTCAGCTCAGCGTGGGCTCAATGATCGGCGGGGGTGGCGCTGGCTGGCTCGATGAGACCTACTCCGTTGAAATCGTCATTGACGTCTTCCGCGCTGCTGACTCTGGCCAGGTTGCCTATCAGCGCGCCATGGACATTGCCAACGGCGTGATTGCGCTTGTCCGCACGGACATCACCCTTGGCGGACACGTCATCAAGTCACAGCCGAAGAGCGATGACGCCGAAGTCGAATGGGACGCCGACCACGCCGGTAAGCGCGCCACTGTAACTCTCGAAATCGAGTGCGTAACGAGGATCTAATGCCGGACTTCACGTACACAGGCGCCGAAGCGCGCTATTACCCGTCACTCTCGCTGGACGTGAAGCCTGGCGACGTCGTGACGCTTGACACTGACCCTGGGGACGGACGCTTTCAGCCGAAGGGCTCTGCTCCTGCTCCCACCACTCCCCTAGCGCCGGTTGCTCCTGCTCCTGCGCCCGCTGACGCCCCGGAGGTTGGCAACTAATGCCGAAGGCAACACAGCTATCGTTCCTGGGAATTGCGAAGGAAGTCACGCCCGGTACGCCGGTTGCGTCCAGCAACTTCATTCCGGTTACCCAGGTCACCCCGAAGGACAACCTGACCCTTCTACAGGACAAGGGTTACCGGGGAAGCTTCACGGACGTCTATGACGAGATTGCTGGCACGCTTTACGCCACTCTCGACTATGACGGCGATGTCTTCCCGGACACGGTTGGATTCCCTCTCGCTGGCATCCTGGGCGACGTCACCACGACCGGCGCTAGCGCCCCGTTCTCTCACGCCTTCAGCGTCCTGAACACGGGTACGGGTCAGCCTCCCACCTACACCCTGAATGACAACTACGTCGCCGGAAATCGCCAGTACGCTTCGGCGAAGTTCTCTGAGCTTGGTTTCAAGTTCTCGGATGATGGTCTTCTGACCTACAGCGCGAAGACGACCACTTACGGTTCCGTCCCTGCGACTGCTCCAACCACGTCCTTCAGCTCTGTCCCGCCCATGGTGGGTTGGCAGGGAACCGTGACGATTGGCGGTACCGCCCAGGCTGGCGTGATCGATGGCGAAGTCACCATCAAGCGCACTGTGACTGTCATCAACGCGATTGACGGTACGCAGCAGCCATCTTCGCTGTGGTCCGGCCCCGTTCAGGTGGACGGTAAGGCCACTCTGATTATGGAAGATGACAGCTTCCTGACTCAGTACCTGACCAACGCGAAGCCTGCGATCGAATTCAACTTCACCGCTGGCACTGGCCCCACCGTGGTTGGTCTCAAGCTCCACATGTCCAAGTGCGCTATCAGCGCTGCGGACATCACGCGCGGTAAGGATTACGTCGAAGTCCCGATTACGTGGACCGCGATTGCCAACACCACTGACATAGGTACTTCGGGCGGATACTCCCCTATCAAGGTGACCGTTCAGAATGCCGTGACTTCCGGGACGTACAAGTAATGCAGCATCTAACCCTTCCTTCCGGCGCTACCGCTGACCTTCGTGAGGTTTGCGACGTGACCGAGCGCCAGCGCCGACCCATCAAGCGCATTCAGACCAAGCTTGCTGGTCTTCCCGCCTTCGTCAACGCTGTCAAGGAAGCTGAGGCACAGGGCAACGGCACTGAGCTAACCCCTGACCAGCAACTGAAGATTGCGGCCGGTATGGGCGAAGCCTTCGATCTGCTCGAAGAGCTGAATGACGCCCTTGTCGCTGCCATGGTCGCCGGTTGGTCCTTCGGCTTCGTCGTCAGCGCTGACGCCGTTCAGGATCTCCCTGGGCGGGACCTAGACGCGCTTCGCGCTGCTGTCTCGCCGTTCCTGGCTCAGCTAAACCCTGACTTCGAGCCGAACCCTGACCCTGCGTCCCCTTCCGTGGCCTCCGTCGCCTAACGGAGGCTCTATCCCACAAGGGTGGGAGCAACTACACAGCGGATGAAATCCCCAGCGAGGAATACCGGACGTGGCGACTCTGCACACTGCTGCATTGTCGCCCGTCCGACCTTGATGGGGAATCCGCTGTGTCCCTTGACTGGCTACTCGCCGTAGATGACGCCGTTGATAAAGCTCGAAAGATCGTAGAGGAGCGTTCCAATGGCTGATGAATTCGGCGTAGCCATTCGAGGGATTCGGGAAGTTAGCGCTTCGCTCGACCGCAAGATACTTGCCAGCAACGAAGGCACGCGCAAAGCGCTGGGTAAGGCAACTTCCTACACCCGTACTCGTATCCGGGGCGGCATGCGTGGTGAGCCTCGCTGGGACCGAAAGGGCCGAGACAAGGTCACCGGTCAGATTGGCGTGAACCTCAACCGCAATCCGCATGTGATCCGTCGCAGTGGTGGCCCTGGTCAGTTGACCGGAAGCCTTTACCGCTCGATCCGGAAGAGCAAGAAGCCACGTCTTGAAGGCATGGGTTCGTATTCCCAGGTGGTCATGTCTGGTGGCGAAGGCGGATATCAGAACCGCTATAAGGCCACCATCGAAGGGAAGTTCCCGTACTTCAAGCCTGGCGTTGACAAGGCAACTCCCAAGGTGCGCGCCATCTTCGAAGCAGCGTGGGGGACAGCGGTGAAGAACAAGTGAGCCACCTACGGAAATCCGTACGTGACCTAGGGAGGTAGAACCGTGAGCGCGCTGCCTCCGGTATTCATTGAGTTTCTCGGTAAGTCCACTGGCTTCATGGCTACGGCGCGCGGCGTAAAGGCTGAGCTTGGCTCGGTCGAGCGCGAAGGTGGCGGAAGCATGGCCAAGCTTGGTGGTGTCGGTAAGGCAGCGCTCATGGGCATTGGCGTTGCTGCTGCTGTCGCTGCTGCCAAGACAGTGCACATGGCTGCTGATTTCCAGACCCAGATGACCCGTGTTCGCACTGGTGCTGGCGAAGCAGCGAAGAACATGGACCTTGTCTCTAACGGGGTCCTGACGATGGCTGGCCAGGTTGGGCAGAGCACCAAGGATCTAACGTCCGGCCTGTACATGGTCGAGTCCGCAGGCTTCCATGGTGCTGACGCGCTGAACGTGCTGAAGACTAGCGCCATGGGTGCCAAGGTGGGTGCCGCTGACCTGTCGACCGTTACGGACGCCGTGACTACGGCCCTGAACGCGTACCACATGTCCGCTAAGGACGCTGTCCCGACCATGAACGCCCTGGTTGCGACGGAGTCTGAGGGCAAGACCAACATGGAAGCCCTAGCGGGCAGCATGGCCAGCATTCTCCCGGTTGCCTCAGCCGCTCACGTGGGCCTAAACGAGGTACTCGGCGCCATGGCCACCATGACAGCCCAGGGCACCAGCGCCGACGTTGCAGCCACCTACCTGCGACAGACCATCGGTCAGCTTTCCAACCCTTCGGCCAAGGCTGCTGCCACCATGAAGGGTCTAGGGCTTAGCGCTGTCGACGTGTCCAAGGAGCTAGGTTCCAAGGGTCTCGCTGCCACGCTGGACACCCTGACAAACGCCATCAAGAACAAGATGGGCCCTGATGGAACGGTCCTGATTTCGACCCTTCAGAAGGCGTCGAAGAACTCGAAGGACTTCAACGGCGCGCTACAGAAGATGAGCGGGTCTCAGAAGACCTACATTGGCGCGCTGGCCACCATGGTTGGCGGAACTAAGTCCATGATGGGCGCCCTTCAGCTCACTGGCTCGCACATGTCGACCTTCAAGAGCAACGTGGCTGGCATCGCCGACCACGTCAAGAAGGGTGGCAAGAGTATTGAGGGTTGGGCGGACGTTCAGAAGACCTTCAATCAGCGCATGGCCGAAGCGAAGGGCTCGATTGAAGCTGTCGGCATCAAGATTGGCCAGGTGCTACTTCCGTACGCCACCAAGATGATTGGTTGGCTGTCCACTGGCGTGGTGTGGCTCACCAAGCACAAGTCAGCGGTAATGGTGCTGGCTGGCGCCATTGGTGGTGTCCTGGTGGTGGGCCTGACTGCTGCTGCCGTTGCTGCATGGAACTTCGCCGCTGGCATGCTGGCGACCGGTATTCCAGAAATCATCATCGGCGTGATGGCGCTCGCTGGCGCGATTGTGTATCTGGCAACGCACTGGAAGCAGGTTTGGGCATGGATCAAGGCTGAAATCCCCGGAGTTGCCAACGTCCTAAAGGTCACTTGGAACGCTGTACTTGGCTGGCTGAAGACGGCATGGGACGTCACCATGAAGGCGATTCACGCAATCGCTAAGTGGTTCAACGACAACGTCTTGAAGTGGCTGAACGACCGAGTGAAGGACTTCAGTTCCTGGTGGAAGGGACACAGCGCAGAGCTAAAGGGCACGTGGGACCTGCTCTGGAAGAACGTCAAGCTGATAGCTAACTCGGTCTGGGCGTTCCTAAAGGTCGGAATTGGTGAGCTGACGACCATCTTCAAGGTTGGTTGGGACATCATTTCCGGTGTGGTCAAGACGGCATGGGCGCTGATTTCCGGCGCAGTGCAGACCGGTTACCACATGGTCATGAACATCATCGGAATCCTGATCGATGTCCTAACGGGCCACTGGTCTAAGGCGTGGTCGGATGTCAAGAAGCTGGTTTCTCAGGCTTTCTCGGACATCATTCACACCATCGGCTCGACCGTGTCTAACTTCGGCTCGATGCTGTACAGCGCTGGCTCTGACCTGATCCACGGACTCATCAAGGGCGTTGAGGGCATGGCGGGCGCCGTTGGCAACGCTGTGAGCAACATTGCGCATGGCGCCCTGAATACGGTCAAGTCTGTCCTGGGTATCAACTCCCCTTCGCGCGTCATGCGTGACGAAGTCGGTAAGTGGATTCCCATGGGTCTGGCCGAAGGCATCACGAGCAACGCTCACCACGCGCACGCTGCGATGACGGACACGGCCAACGGCCTGGTTACGTCGTTCAGTTCAGCGCTGGGTATCGCGTCGCCTTCGAAGGTGTTCCGCTCGCTGGGCACGTGGATTCACCTTGGTCTAGAGCAGGGTCTGACTGGCTCGCGCTCGAAGGTGGACAGCGCCATCAAGCACACTGAGACGCTGCTCATATCGGCCAAGAATCGCCTGTCTGACATGCTCGGCACGAAGGCAGCGCGCGGGTACAACGGCTACATCAAGCAGCACATGAAGTCGATTACCGGCCTAGAGAAGTACGTCACCCGAGAGGGCAAGGCACTCGACGCCCTAGCCAACAAGCGCGTCAGCATTGGCGTTCGCCTAAAGGCTGCTCAGAAGCAACTAGCGTCCATTCAGAAGGAGTGGAGCAAGGCTCAGGCGGACGTCGCCAAGAACATCATGCAGAGCGCTTCCATTGTCACGCAGAGCGGTACTCCCGATATCGCGCTGACTGCTGACAACGTGCTCGACAACATGCGTGTTCAGGTGGGCAACGCCAATCAGTTTGCTTCTGAACTTCAGACGCTGGCTAAGAAGGGTCTCCGCTCCGATCTGATCAAGCAGATTGCCGACGCTGGTGTTGATGGGGGCGGCGAGACTGCTCGTGCTCTGGCTGGCGCTAGCGCTTCCCAGATCAAGCAGCTAAACAGCCTTCAGACCCAGATGAGCACTGCGGCGAATGGCGTTGGCGCCGGTGTGGCTGACGGCATGTACGGGACTGGCATCAACGCTGCGAAGGGTCTGATCAAGGGACTTCAGTCCCAGGAAAAGGCCATCGACAAGCAGATGTTGAAGATTGCCAAGAGCATGGAAACGCAGATCAAGAAGGCACTGGGTATCCACTCGCCTTCGCGTCTGTTCCATGAAATCGGGCAGTTCGTCACGTCCGGTCTGGTCAACGGCATCGACGCCGGTAACCGTGACGTTCAGAGCGCTGCGGACCGCATGTCCGGCGCTGTGCTGGCAGGGACCAAGGTTCCTACCCTCAGCGGTTCAGCGGGCAGTGCAGGCGGACACACGGTCGTCGTGAACGTCCACGTTGAGGGTTCCGTCATGGCGGACCGAGACCTTACGGACACGATCCAAAAGGTTATGGCTCGTCACGGCGCGCGCAACTCGCAGACCTGGGCGGCATATCGACGCTAAGAGTTGGAGGGGTCACCTACGGATTTCCGTACGTGGCCCCTCCCCTTTCCCGAAGGTGTTTTAGTGACTATCTCCGCAATCGGCAGCATGGCGCAGGCGCACGGAACTGGCGTAACCACGCTGGCCGTTGGCGCCCCTGACACAGGTCACACGCTCGTCCTGGTGGTTCGCGCTGCAAGCGCCAGCGTCACGGCAACTTCCGTATCGGGTGGCCTAGTTAGTACGTGGTCCCAGGCAACTGGCTTCACTGACACGCTGACTGCCTCGCGCGTCGATATCTTCTACGGCACGGTCACTGGCTCTGGCTCTGCTACGGCAACGGTCACATTCAGCGGGTCCGTGGCGACCACTTCCACTGAGATATGCGCCCAGGAATTCGCGTCCAGCGTTCCTAATACCGCATGGCTCATCGGTGCCGCTGGTGCCAAGACAAACGGCACGGGAACGACCCTGACTTTCCCGACCCTTACCGCTGGAATCAGCGGACAGCTTTACTTCGGTTACGCCTACGTGGCGAACAATGCGGTTGCTGGTGCTACCGCTGGCTACACCTACAACGTGACCACGTCGAACAATCTGGTTGTCTTCAATCCAGCGGCGAACGGCCCCACTACGCCCAGCGCTGCGCAGAGCCCTTCGGGTAACTGGACTACGGTTGGCGTGGTCCTGGGCGAAGTCGCCCCAGCGCCAGCACCAGGCTTGAACCAGAACTTCCCGCAGATGGAATACGCCTGGGGTCCGGTATGGAACGCCAACGGGGGTGACGTCCCGCTAGACAGGTTCGTTGACGTGACGCCCCGTTCCTACGGCAGCGCTGCCACCACGCGCGGGCGCCAGTACGAGCTTGACCAAGTGCAGGCCGGAACCCTTCAGATTTCGCTCAGCAGCGTTGACGGCGCGCTCGACCCCAACAACGTGAACGGCCCCTACGCTGGCAACATTTGGCCGTATCAGCCTTTCCGTATGCGCGCCCAGTGGCCACCTACGGCCAACATTCTGGACCCGGTCATAGCCAACGGTGGCGACGGAATGGCCACAGGCAATATCCCTGGTGGCGCCAGCGGTATTGACGTCTTCACCCAGACTGACCCTGGTCCTGGTCAGATCGTGGCCAGCGCGAGCGCTTACAACGGAACCAACGTCTTTCAGTTCAACGTCCCGAGTGGCTACGCCGTTGGGGGCCGAATTGGCTACACCCCACGTTCCGCTGTGGTGCCTGGGCAGACGTACACCTTCACCATGCGCGTGCGGAACGTCACGGACACCACCAGCATCGACGTAAAGCCCTTCGTGGGGTGGTACGGCCCTCCGCCGGTGGGATTCCCTTCGTCGTACCTGTACGGCGCTACAGCGACCCTCACAGGCTCTTCTACGGCTACCGGCTGGACCACGGTCAGCGTGACGGTTACAGCGCCCAGCAACACCTATGGCATGGCCGTTGGGCTCGCTGTGGCCACGTCGCCTAGCGCCACCTGCAACGTGCAGGCGGATGGCTGGCAGTTGGAACGGGGCGCCATCGCGAGTGCCTTCGTCTCCCCTGGCACGTGGTACCCCATGTATTCCGGCTTCGTTGAGCGCTGGCCCCAGACCTGGGACCTTGACGGGACGTACGGCCTGGTGAGCCCTACGGCTGTGGACGCCTTCGCCCTGCTGTCTCAGCGCACGTTGCGCGACGCCCTGACTGAAGAGATCAGCATCAGGAACCCTAACTTCCTGTACACCCTGGGCGATCCGCAGTACTCGACCACGTTTTCTGACTCGATGGGCGCCCACCCTGCTGCCCCATACGCAGGCGGTAAGTACGGCGCTGGCTCGATCGCTTCCGGTGTGAGCATCACTGCTGCCACAACCGCAGGTGTCTACACCGGGTCGAACAACACGGTTGTCACGCTGTCGAATAGCCAGCCTGGCACCAACACGCCTAGTCCAGCCACGTACATCAGCCTGACTAAGGCAGGCATCAAGGGGCCCCAGACTCCGAACACTTGGACTCGACTCATTGCGTTCAAGTACACCGGTCCTACTCCAACGTCAGCGGCGTACATCTGGACTGCATTCGACAACAAGCGCGCGAACGGCCTACCCGCTGGCTCGCGTATCGGCTTCCGTATCGACACGTCCGGAGTCTTCAACGTCGACCTTGCTGGGCAGGGTGGCACGGTAGTCACGTACACCCCGCTGTCTGGTGCCACTGGCGTGAATGTCGTTGATGGCAACTGGCATATCGGCGGCATTTCCATGAACGCCACCACGGGCGATGTCTGGGCGACCATCGACGGAAACAGTACGCATTGGACTGCACAGGGCGCCAACAATCCCGTCAGCATGGTGGCTGACTCGCTGGGCGGTTGGGTTGATCCGACCGTTGGCAACGGAACTGCGTGGAACTACAAGGGCGATATCTCGTACGCCATGGAATTCCCCAGCGCACTAACGTCGTCCGACTTCAGCGCCATTTACGGAGCTTGGCGGAATGCCTTTACCGGCGATTCGTCGGACACCCGATACATGCGAATCCTGGTCTATGCCGGTTACACCGGTCCCCGCATCTTGCAGGCTGGCCAGACCACCAGTATGGGGCCCATGACGATTGATGGTCAGGACGCGCTGTCAGCGCTGAATGACGTTGTCACCACTGAGAACGGAGAACACTTCGTAGACCGAGCGGGAAACATCACGTTCCGTTCCCGCGCTGCTCGGTACAACTCGACTAAGCCGGTTTACACCTTCGGCGAACGTACGGACCTGGGTGAACTCCCCTATGAGTCCATCGAGTTGGACTATGACCCCACCCACCTGGGCAACCTGGTCACAGTCACTCAGAAGAGCACTGGGCAGACGTTCACTGGTGCGGACACCACGTCCCAGACGAACTACTTCCCGCGCACGCTGACACGCACTGTCGACACCACGTCAGCGCTCGAAGCCCAGGACGCCGCAAGCTACTTGGTGCAGCGCTACAAGAATCCGCTTCCGCGCGTAAGCAAGCTAGAGCTACACCCTTCGGGTAACCCTGGGTTGTGGGCAGCGTGCCTCTCGCTGGAACTTGGGACGCGAGTCCGAATCTTGCGCCGACCACTGGGGGCGCCAGCCATCGAGATTGACGCCTTCGTTGAGCATCTTCAGTGGAACGTCAGCGACAAGGGCGAAGCGACGCTAGAACTTCAGTGCTCGCCCATCGACCCTCAGCCTTACGCCGAGTTCGCCGCATGGCGCACAACGCTGGGCGCTGACACGGCCGTTGGGGCGACGAGCGTCACTGTGAATGCTCCTGCCTTCGACAGCATCAACGCGCTTGCTGCACAGATCACCCCTGGGCAAAAGCTAGTTGTGGGTCAGGGTGGCGCAGTGCCAGAGACCATGACCATTCAGTCTGTGTCGAACACTGGCCCCAACTGGACTACGGGAACCATCACGTTCACTGCTGCGCTGGCGCATTCGCACACGAACGGCTTCGCGATTGGTGAGCCTCTTCCCGCTGGCGTCACGGACGTGGCCACATACGACAGCTCATCTGTCTTCGATTCCGCCGCTTTCTCGTACTAACCAACGGGGGTCACCTACGGATTTCCGTACGTGGCCCCCTACGGAGGAACCATGCCCGGACTACCGGTACCAACTCCCGCAACAGCAGCAGCAGGAAACTTCCTGACGTCAGCGCTGTGGAACGCACAGGTTCGCGACGCTGTCACGTTCCTGAGCCAGCCACCCCGCTTCAATGGCTCGTGTGTCGCGCTGCCTGCTGCTCCTGCGAGCGGTACTGAAGTTGTGATTCCCCTCGACACGGAAGACGTTGACTCTGAGGGTGGTCACTCGACCACGGTCAACACCACGCGCTACACGTGCCAGGTTGCTGGGTTCTACATGATCAGCGCACACCTGGCCTTCGTCTCCAACGCTACCGGCATGCGCGTGATGGACATCAAGGTCAATGGCGGTATCTGCCCAGGTGGGCGAGTGACGTCCGGCCAGCCAACCACTTCGGTTTCGCTGGCCCTGAACAACGTGGTTCACATTTACCTGAACGTTGGCGATTACGTCGAGTTCTCAGGCACTCAGTTTTCCGGCGCTGCTCTTGGTTTGGCTGGCTCGACCGCCTACAACCCGCGCCTTTCCGTTTGTTGGATGTCCGCCTAAGAGTTAG